ACGTGATTGAAATAACCTAGTGGAGCAATCATTCCATAAAATGATGATCCTAAAGCAAGTTTAGATAATGCTTTTTGTCTTCTAGCACCACCAGCAGCAAAATCATCATTCCAACTTTTAAGTAAAAGATTTAAACCTGGAGTTCTTTCAAAAGTAAATCCAGCAATATTAGTTGGCGTTCTAATAAATGGTAAATAATAATTAGTCCACCAAGAGAACCATCCAGAATTTCTTTTGATTGCAGATCCAGTTTTTAAAACATTATCTAAAAAATCACCTCGATTTTTAGTTTGATAAGTAACATAGTGAGCTGCGTCGTAAGCTTCTTTAACTGCGTTCTTACTTGGATTGATTACAAAGTCTGCAATGTAATCGGCTGCTTGATCTATTTCTAAATCACCAAGCTCAATTTTTTTCATCGCCTCTCTAAAACCTAAGCCGTAGAGTTCACCTCTGTATTCTATGTTTTTAAAGTAATTATCAGCGAAAGTTAAAAATCTAGTAGGTATACGATTTAATGTAATTGTCTTACCAACAATATCAGCCATTGATGCACCAATTTTATTTTCAATATTAAAATTAGCTGCACTAGCAGCGTTAACTCTATCTCCTAATTCTACTTTACTACCTTTATTAAATATTGGTTTAATGTCAGCAGCTTCAAAATTTCCTTTTAATGCTTGAGCTAAAGACTTCTTCATAGCCTGGTGCATTTCAGTAGCGATTTGATGTTTACCAAAAGCTTTTGCTACATCTTCGTAAAGAACCATTTTATCAAAGTCGTTCTTTCCAAAAGTTGGCATCATCGTAGCCATCTTTCTTTCAGCCTGAACTATTGCTGAAGTAATCCAGTTACCAGCAGTATTTCTAACGTGTGTCATTGGATTAGACAAAATCACGTTAATAAAGCTTTCAGCTATTGCATCTGAGAATTTTGTAATATTTGCAAAAACTCCAGTAGCTTGATTGAAGGCAAGTTTTTTCTCTGGAGTACCACTATCTAAATAAAGAGTAGCAAGATCCTTAGTTGCAGCATCATCTCCTAATTCTAAAATAAGATCACGCTCTAAAAGAGCATCCATATTAGGATTAGATCTACCTACTTCTCTAGTTCCAATTCTAAATTGTTGTAACGCTCTAGCAGTTTCTGTTTGAACACCTTTAATTACTTTTTGTAATTCAGATGTTAAAGCAAAATGTTGTCTAAAAGCTATAAGGTCACTTGTATTTCCATTTTCAACTTTTTTAGCTAAATCATCTAATTTATTTAATGATGCAACTAGCAATTCTCTTGATGCAAAAATAGTTTCTGCATTTAACGTAGAACCAGGTTGTAAAGTTAAAAGCTTAGAGGTTAAAGCGTTTTCGTTTTGATTTAATAAAGTAGATAATTGTTTTGTAACTTTATTGGTTTGTACGCCTCTTTTTTGCTTATCAAATTCTTTTGCAAATTTTTGAGAAATCTTTTGTATTAAAACTTTAATATCTTCTTCAGATGTAATTTTATTAATATTAAAATCACTTAATATTTCTCTTCCTATTTTATTATCTAATAGGTCTATCTTAATATCTTCTAATACTTCGTCAGCTTGTTTGCTTTGATCTTTAAGTTTAATTTTTTCTTGTTTAATTTTAACTTTAGTAGCTGTTTGCTGACCTTCTTTTAGAGTAAGTTTTTTGTCTTTTATTTTTAAAGTTTTATCTGTAGATTTTTTTTTCTCTAAGTTAAATCTTGGAGTAAGTTCAGCTCCTTCATCAGCCGCCTTTACTTTTTGATCAACACTTTTAAAAATATTTTTAGCTATTTCTTTTGTTATTTTTACTGCCATGTGATTTAAAAATTTTTTAAAAAGACCGATTTGAGGATAGTCTTTTTATTAGATGTTTTTGTTTAATTTGAAATAGTATTGTTCCTAGTATTATCTAGGATGGAATTACTCTTTAATCTCTGATGAGTTCATCAAATTCTGAGAAGGCTCGTTCGTCAAAGTCGTATCTGTATTTTTCTGAGAACTCTTTGTCGAGGTCTTTTTTCTTGGTGAGTAGATCTCGTACGAGCTGTCGAATATCGGATCGTCTAGTTTGTCCAAGGATCTGCTTATAATTTTTCCCATAGTCTGTTTTGTCTCTAGTTATTAAGTTACCATTTTTATAATATATGATGTGAGCTGCATCATCAACATTCAATTCGACTAGGTTTTCGAGTCTTTTTTGAAACTCTATGTTATCTAAGTCGCCTACGTTAATTACAACCACACCTTTTTCTTTAGCAATGATCGCATGACCATCACCAAATTCTTTGTCTAAAGCAGTACCGAATTTCTTCATTTGCTCTGCTGTAAATTTCTTATCAGTTCTAACTGCAACTGAGTTTGCGTTTTTTTGTGATCCAGCTTTTATAAATCTGTGATAACCAATTGCGTCTTGCTGTAAGACTACACCTCTAATAGCTGAATATAACTCAAGTAATTCCTCACTTGGTGCATCCATCTGAGTTACATCTTTACCAGCACCTTTTATTCTAGTTGTTGCAATTTTAGTTTGTCCAGATGGATTTGATACACCTTGATAATAACCTGGAGCCTCAAAATGACCTGGAGAAAGTAGGTTTAATTTTTTAGCAATAATATCTGAACCATCTTCATCGTTCATTATTTGTGAAACTTTAAATTGGTATTCTGACTTTATATTAGGCGTAGCACTAGATAATTGATTTAAATGTTTAGAATAAGTTCCTGGTACAGTTTCCCAGGATACAAATGCCAAATTATCTTCTAAAGCATCAGCAAAATCAAATGCAGCTTTACCAGTATCTTTTGAAGTTAAGTCGTAATCCATTGCAGTATTAAATCTTAAATCAGCAAATTCTTTTTCTTTACCTTTAACTGGTATGATAGATCCACCACTTCTAACACCAACACCTTGATCTAATGCAGCGTCAGCAAAAATCTTTTTTGTACTATCAAATCTTCCTTTTGTTGCAACCCAGATTGCAGCTTGTGCTTGGTCAATATCCCAATTTTTTTGTTTAGCAACTTCGTTTGTAATATCTTCTAAGTAAGAATATTTTACACCATCACTTAATTCTTGACTTACAAAACCACCAGCTCTGTTCATCCATAAATCAATCGTTGCACCTTGTTTTAATTCTGGATTAATTTCCTTCATTATATTGTTATAGAAATTATTTGTCTTTCTTCCGTTCCAAGGAATATTTTCGTTTAACAATAAATGTGATTTTAAATCTTTTGTTTTTTCTGCAATGTTTTCGTATTCTCCATGACGAACTACCATAACATTTCCGCTGTCATCAAGTTCTACAACTTCTAGTCCAGTTGACTTCTGTCCTTTAACTCTTTTACCTCCACCATACTTACCAATCTAATCTCTTTTAAATTTAGCTTTCTGAGTAATATTTAAATCTTGTGGAATAGTTGCTCTCTCTAATATTTCTCCATCCCAAATTTTTTCTCCAGATTGAAACTTATTCCAAGCCTTAATTGCAAACTGAGTGTTTGTAGCAACTGGTTTTTGTGGTGAGTAGATTGCTAATAGTTGAGCAAATTGATCAGCTGCTTGTTTATCACCTCTGACATAATTTAAAATATTTTGTCCACTTTTATTATACCAGTCTTTACCAAGCTTACCTTCATCAGCTAATCTATTAAAATTACTTAAAGTTTTTTTTTCAAAACCTTCAGCTGATAGCTTTTTTAGAGAAGGAAGGACCTCACCAGCCTTCGTTCCTAACATTTTTTTTACAACTGTCGGACCTAATCCAGCAGTCTTTTCAAAACCATATTCATTAACTGTGTCAGGAATACTACTTTGATCATCATCAATGTTAAATTCTAACGGTGGTATTTCATCACTATCAGTAACATTCTCTGTATTAGATATTGTATTATCAAGAATTGCACCTGAACTTGCTCCACCACCTACAGCAATTGCTCCTTGTTGTGCTTTGTCAGCTTTTAATTTTCTTGCTTCAATAATTCCTTTTAATAATTTTTCTCCAACAGCAGTGTAAGCTAAATACTCTCCAAACTGAGCAAACTTATCTACCACCTCACCCATTGGTGTATCATCTGGTAAATTAAAAGTTTCTTTTACTGCTCTAAAATATTTACTATCTGTAAAGAAAGTCTCTGATTTATCAAAAGCTAGAGCTTCACTCATTGCACTAGATATAATTAAAGATGGCGCTTTAGGTAATCCAGAATTATTCAATTTTTTATATATTGGATAAGTATACATTTGGCTTTGACCAAGCATACCTACAAGCTTTGATACAAATGGACTTTCTTCATCTGCAAAATTAGATAATGATTGTTTAGCTTTATTTAAATTTTCATACATGCTTTGATAAGCTCTCTCATCCATTTCATCTGGATTTGGATCTAAAGCATAAGCAATGTTATTTAGAAAGTGACCAAAATTTACTCCACCTTTACCAATAGAGATAAGCGTATCTTTAGGAACTTCTTTTAAAAAGAAATTGGCTACATCCTTCATAAATAGCCTTTGTTCAGTTTCATCAATTGGTTCAAACTTAACAACACCTGAGTTTTCGTCAGGCTGTTTACCTTCAATTATATCTGTATCAATATCATTTTCGATAGCTGCCTTATAAGCTGAAGATTTTTTGATAAGCTGATCTCTTTGAGCTGGAAACGATATATCTTCTACTAAATCTATTGACTTCATTTTGCTTGTTCCTGATTAAAAAATTCAAAAAAGTTAAATGCTTTTCGCTCACTCTTAGCTACGGCAAATTCTTCACCGCCTACTCTTTTTCTAACTTCGTAAACATCTTTTAATAAATCTACTCTAGCTATATCTTCTAAAAATTCTGATCTGGTTATTTTACCTTTTTTAAATTGTTGAGCTAAATCATTATTAATATTTTTAAAATAATTGTCTGGTTCTTTACCAATTGCAGTTGCAAGATTAGTAATATCAAAATTAAGTGGTCTTAGATTTGGTGAAAATAAATCAGGCATTTTTTCATTACCTATTTTTGAAATTACTTTTAAGTATGCGTTTTCTGGAGACATTCCATCACTAGTAACGTATCTATTAAATCTAGATAAAGCATCTTGTGTCATCTCTTTATCGTTAGTGCTAATTCCACCAGATCCGAAAAATTGTGATAAGCCTTCCATATCACCAAGATTAATTCTTAGCTTTTTATAGAAGTCTTTATATTGGTCATGTTTAGTTGGATCATCTTTAAAAGTTTTTATTAATTTACTTAATGTTGCAGTATCTTTAATATTTGTATTTTCTAAAAATTCTCTAGATGATTTAAAAGTTTTCTCAAGATCGTCTAATTCATTAACATTATCAGCAATGACAATTTGATTATTAATTCTATTTATAAAATCTTCATCTGATACTTTGTCAGGATTTATATATAGATCTAATAAAGCGTTGTATTGAGTAGTATTTATCTTACCGCTATCTTTAATATCGTGCAGCTCATCAATTGATGGTCTATTTTCATCATCAATTATTCTATTACCTAACTCAGTAAAAGTAGTAACTTGTTCAAAAACTCTCTCGTTTACTTCTTTATCATTTGCTAATAGCTCTTCATTAGCAGCAGATACAAAAGCATTTTGCGCTCTTTCTAAATATATTTTTCCTTTTTGTGGACCAAACTGCTCAACTAATTCTTTTTCAGATAACATTACTGCTAAAGGATCTGTTTTAATTCCTAAGTTTGTAATTGTTTCTTGTTTTAGATATTCGTACTCACTTAAAAGTTTGTTTAAATCTTTTTGTCCATACTTTGATAATTGAACTCTATCATTACCCCAGTCTAAAAAATTTTTATCTCCAGTTGCTCTAATACTAGCATCTGTATTAGTTCTATCTAATAAATTTCTATTTAAAAAATCTATGTCAGCTTGTTTATTTTGTTCAGCTGCTTTTGACATTACACTTTTATAAAGACTAGATTGATTTCTTAATTTTTCTTTATTTATGTAAGTGTTAACTAGAGATTGAACTTGTCTGTTTTCACCAGATACATCTAGATCATAAGCTTTGCTTAATGTTTCTTCAGCAAGCTCCAGGTTAGTCATCTGAGATGCTTCATATAAAGTACTATCAATAACCTTTTGTTGTGATCCAATTAATTCGTAAAATCTATTTTGATCTTCGATAAGTTTTTGGTCTTTTTTAATTTTTTCAAATTCTCTACCAGCGGCAGATATATTAGAACCTAATTGTTGTGCAAAGCCTACGTTAACTGCAAGGTTAGTAACGTTAACTGGTTTAGAACCTCTAACTTGCATCTGCGATGGTTTTATTTCAAATTTTGCCATTAATTATTTTTGTGATGATTGATAACTAGATACAGCTTTTGCACCTTCTGAAGCAGCAACCAACAATCCTTTAGTGTATTCTTGTCTACCTTTAGCCTCTAATAATAAAGACTGATTACTAGCATCTCTCATTTCAGTGCTTTGATTATAATCAGCAATAGATAAATCTGTTGCTTGTTCTATTTTAAATTCTTGAGCTGCAAAAAAAGTTGATGTGTCTTGTTTAAATTCAAAACCTGACTTTAATAATTTTACAAAAAAATCTGAGTATTGTTTATTTTGCTGTTTTACAAGTCTAGGCTTATCTATATTTTTATAGATATATTCATCTTCCTTAGCTTTAGCTTTATTTAATTGTGATTGCTTGTTGTAAAGATCTCGATTACTTTTACCGAGCTGTACTCCAGCAACTGCGCCTATAACATTTCCAACCCAACTCATATTAATAAATCACACTCATTTGATAAAAATCTGAACCATCAGGTCCATATTTACGTTTTAATCCTTCAGTTTTAAAACCACACCAGGTAGCAAATCTTAATCCTCTTTTAAATTCTGCTTTAACAGAGGTCTGAAGTCTTCTAATTTTATATTTTTTACAAGTTTCATCCTGTAATTCTTTTATTGTTCTTGCAGCTAAAAATTTTATATCAAAAACATTTATACCGCATAGTACCCAAGCCTCAGCCACACCTTCCCATAATTGTACTATCCCACAAGCGAAGACTGGTTTGTCTCCGATAAAATAAGTAAATGCTTGTCCTTCTTTAGAGTAATTACAAATACGGTTATCTTCATAGCTTGCGTCTATTTCCATAAGCTTATCGTTTAAGCCTTGAGAAATAATCTTATCAGCGTGCCAGGTTTCAAAATATTTTATATTCTTATCCGTCACTAGTTACTAAAGTTGGATAGATTGCTAATATAGAACATGGAAGAGGTTGATCTTGTTTAATAACAATAAATCCATCTGAATTAAAATCATCATTAAATTCTATTTCCTTATCTCCAGCTATTAGTGTTTCAACTGGTTGACTTAACGGTGATGATGTTGTTCTAAACGGTATTGCCTCTAAATTATCTAAACTTGGACCAACCTTAACTCCAACGGTTTCAAATAATCTTAATGTTACTTTACTAATTCTTTTTGTTTTGCCTTGGCTAGTTCCTTCAGCAGCTCCACCTTCTATTCTCATAGTTTGTAATACTGAATTATATTTTAATCCAACTACTGCTTTTGTGACGGCTCTATTTAATGTTATTGCTCCCCCACTGACCACTTTATCTGGATGAGCTGATCCATCTGCCAAGATAGATACTGTTTGTCCTTCTAAATGAGAAAGACCTGATAACGTAGTTGTTGCTGAACCTGAGTAAGATAAATGACTATCTAAAAATTTAAAACTATTACTATCTGTTTCGTCAAAATCAAAATTAGAAAAACATTCTACATATCTTTTAGTTGCACCGTTAATTGTTCTTTTAACTATTACCCAAAGTTCATCTTCATTAATTTCACCAGAGATACTAGCAACACTTTCAACAACAGCATTACCATTTCCAAATGATCCACCGAAAATATGTCTATGCCAAGCTATAACTTCTTCTGACCTTAAATATGTTAATCCAGCTAAAACTCCATCTTCTCTAACACACCATAAAATACTATCTGGTGATTGTTGATAAGTCATTTCTGTAATTCCAGATTGAGTGACACTTTCGTTAAGTATAGTAAGGTCGCTCGCTTGATAACCATCAACATCAAAGTTAAATGATAGTTCTCTAACTTTTCTTCTAGCTCTTTGTAAAAATAAAGTTGCATTACCAGCTGGTTGAGCGTCAACATTTGCAGATCCAAAAGTCGACTGTCTTTTAATCGCTATGTTTGTTGGAGTTATCGCTGCATCAGTTCCATCAGCTGAAACTGTAAATTCACCTCCAGTAGTACCTATAATTAAAGTTCTTTGTGCTTTAATAAATCTAATTGCGTTTACTTGATTTGATGCAATTGTATATATCATTGCATCATCAGCATTAGTACCAGTTGTCATGTTTTCATAATCACCTGATTTAGAAAACCATAATGTTTGCGGATTATTAATAGAGTTTGCAAAAACTAAACGTTGTTCAAAAAATGATACACAACTAGGTCTATTGTTTGATCCAGAAATTGGCGTAGCTGGTGATCCACTAAATGATACTGTTGAAAGTGTCCAAGATGTATGTCCAGTTCTACTAAGCTTACGAACGTTATGATTAGGATGACACAAGTACATAACATCAGCACTCTGAGCAAATTTAATATCAAATAATTCTGCTTCTAAATAAGGTGATGATATTTCATAAGCTGATCCTCCAGATACTATCTGACCTTTATTTTTAAAAAATCTTATATATCCGTTTCCAAATTCTAAAATATAAGTTTGAGTAGTTGAAAACTCAAAAGGAATTAATCTAGTTTTTTTAGAACTATCTTTTACCTCATCAATAAATTGTGTACCTACTCTTCTAACAGCTGCTCCTTGTGGAGCTACTAGGAAGTTTTCTAAAACTTTACAACTTGTATTATATTTTGGAAAGTCTTGTCTTCCATCTAATTTAGAAGAAAATTCACCACTAACGAAAGAGTTTAAAGCAAGAGTTGTTCTAGGCATAATTTTTGAAAAGTTAATTAAATTTAATAATCTGTAATTGTTCTTTTAGTCATACATTGGAGGTTAAGCGTACTAGAAGAGCAAAACGAAAACACTAGATAACAGCAATAAGGCGATTGGATTTGACGGTTCAGTCGCCTTTTTTTTATAGTCTACTATCCGTAAATTCATTAGCCTCAATAACACTTACTGAGTTCTCTGTAGCATCAATAAATCTTGCTTCTCGTAATCTATCATCTGCTCTTTGCATATAATTATTAGCAAGTGTTGCATTATTTGTAACAGCATAACAAATGTCAGCAGCTAATTGATGAGATATAGCTTCTTGTAAATTTGTATCGTAAATATTTGGATCTGTATTTAAAGCTATATATACTAAAAATATAGTTCCTTCATTTGTTCTAACTTTACGACCTTCAATTTTATATTCCATATCAGTTCTAATACTATCCGTTGCTCCGTTATGAATTTTCAAAACTCTTAAACAGTCTGAAGGTAAAGTAAATTCATTAGCATACTCTACTATTGGTGAAGTGCTATCTTTAGCTAATTCAACTCTTTTAACTAAACAATTCCAGGAATGAGATCTGAAAATTCTATTTCTGATTGGCTCGTATCTTTGGTTACATAAACGAGCGTTTTTTGTATCGTCAGTCAAAGCTGATATTGTGCTAGCACCTAATAAATTTAGTGCGCTATTACAGATGTCTACTACAGAAGCCATTATGCTTTTTCTCCTAATTGTTTACAATGAAATTTAATTGCTAATTTTTCGTCTTCTATTCTTTGATCGTAATTTTCTAAAAGCGTATTATGTGATGATTTATATCCTTGCAAAATACAATCTTTATAATTTGTAAATTCTAACGGCACTACATGACTATCAGTACAAACCATTGAAGACTGAAAACTACAAACATAAAGAATTAATATATATTTCATTAAAATTTTGTAATTGCTTGGCGGAGTATTTCATCCGCCAAACAAATTATTGATTACTCAACAGCGTAGATAACCATACACTTAATAGTACCAGAGGCGCTTCCGCCACCAGTAGTTACTAAAATGTCAGTTTCAGCTGTTTGTTCAAATGCAACACCACCGATTGCTCCGTCATTGTGCATTGAGATAACACCAGCACTAGCCGCAGCTGTTGCTGTTACATATCTGTCTGCATCGGAACCATCACCAACTGCAAGAGTTACACCAGATCCTAAAGCATCGTGATGTATTGCTACATCATAAACTTTTGCACCTTTTGGTAATCTTGCTACTGAGATGTCTGAACCACTTGCTAAGCTTGACGCTTCGTAAGTGTCGTATTGCACTCTTAGTTTACCAGACCATTCGCCACTATCCGCATTAACAATAGGATCAGCAGTTATGTTGGTAAAATTTACTCCTTTTACACTAGCCATAATTATTTCCTCCTACTATTACGCTTCATGCGCTTGTATTGTGACTACTTTTTCATCTTCAAGTCTTGTTGCACCCATAGTCATGCAAACGTAAACTTGAGTAGAATAACCTTTGTCTGATCTTTCATCTATTCTAGTCATCACATCTTTGCCTAAAGCAAGTTTGACAGCATCGTTAGTGAAAGCTAAACAAAGTCTCTTACTATTTGAAGAAGTAAGTCTGTTAGACACTATAAAGTTAAATCCTAAGAACGTGTTGATCTCACCATTAGCTAAAGCCTTAACTGTGTTGAAATCTGAACTTGTAACTTCAGTTGTTCCTAACAAGTCTGTTACTTGCTTAGGTGAAATTACAATCGTTCTCGGAATTGATGGATCTATTGATTGACTATCCATGATCTCTTTTGCAGATCTAAGTTTAGCAATTGTTAATCCATCTGTACCACTCTCTGTAATCTTTTGACCAGAAGGAAGAGCAATGGTTGTTGAACCAGTCTCTCCTCCAAATGCGTCTCCAGCTACAGCTGAGATTATCTCGTCATCCATTGATCTTCCCATTGCATAAGCAGCAGCAAGAGCATATTGTGACGTTGGATCAATCAATGTTCTGACACGATCTTGCTGATCTATTAAATCCGCAAATTCATAATCTGACATTGATACACGTCTTCTACTGTGTGGTGTGTCGATCTGAGGCGTATCTGAATGTCTTGATACTCGTTTCTGTGCAGAAACTTGACCAATTCTTTCAAAGTAAGCATGCTTACCTACAACACTCTCAACATCAACAACACCTCTAAGCAGAGAACCTTTTTGTTGTGAAAGCATTTGTACATTGTTTGAATACTGCTGTACAAAAGCTTCAGTTATAGTTGAACTCATTTTAAGTTCCTCCTCTTATTAGTTATTATTGATTGATCGATTTGATTTTCCGATTACTCGGATCTCGTCTTTAGATTTATAGTCTCTAATTAGACTTTACTCGA